GTGTCATTGTCCATGTCAAGTGCGAGATCGTTCTTAAACGCAGCTTCGAAAGTCTCAACGTAAAGACCACTAGCCATTAGCAGTACCTGTTCCTTGGATCGGCTTTGGCCTGATCGTTACATCACCGTTTGGTTTTTGCATTCTTTTTCTTTCTTGCGGCAGCAGCAGCCTTTTTACCTTTAGGGGTATAAGGATACTTCTTTCCTTTAACGATAGGCATGATTTGAATGATAGCAGAGGAGTGCGGGGGACCGGGGAAAGGGGGAAAACCCGGCCCCCCACTCCTATGAGGAGCTAACTATTAGTTATCTCCGATGCTGGAAGCTGATTCCACACGTTGTCCACATTCCTGACGGAAGAGGCCATATCCAACGAGGTGGTACCAACCGATTGGGTTGAACCGACGCAGAGTGTCAGTCACAGGACCAACAACAATGCTTGGGTCAGGACCAAACCCTGCTGCACGGGAGAACGCTTTAGCAGCGAACTGACGCCCAACAATTAGGGTTTGATAAACATCGACAGTACTTGAACCACCGTCGGCAATTAGACCTGCACGGGGGTTTTCAATGTATTCGATGCCATTGAAGGTACCGATTGAACCTGCACGGATCGGTGCACCTTCTTGGTATAGCTGGTACTGGATGACGTCAGTTACCGCTGTGTCTCCACGAAGATCGTAGGAAACATCAGGGTGAATAATCGCCATGTAGTTACCGTTTGTCCAACCCGGAGCGTTACGTCCACGAAGCTGTGCAACAGCTTTACGGCCTTCAGCAGCGGTATAAAGGTCTGTAGCTGTGATGGCACCACGGCTTGTTTGGCCGACATGCGTTACGTTTGTACCGGCGTTTACTACGTCGGAAACGATTTTGTCGAGCGAATCAGCCATGTTGTAGCCAACAATGTTGGCCGCATCAGCATCTACGTTCAGGAATGAGGTTCCACGGACCTTAGCGCTGGTGATAACAGCGTTACCGTACTCAGCAAGAGTTACGGTTACTGCACTATCTGTCAATGCAACAGCAGTTACATCGGCAGCTTCAGTGAGTGCTGTAGTTGCCTGCGCCATGTCAGCGTAGAACGTGAATTGTACGCCCGAACCGTTATGGCTCTGGGCTGTTGACCTGACATCAGCGATCATTTCGAACAACGGTTGCGAACGCAAAGCGAAATACGCAACCTGATCGAACGCCGTTTTTACCTGATCGTCAAGCGTTGCGGTTGTTACTGTAGGTGTTGCCACTCTTGAAGTCCTTAGTAGGGACTCCAATAGTTAAGAGTTACAGATTACTGAGTAGCTCCCCAAAGAACGCCTTCAGACTCCATCAAAGCACGCAACTCGTCTGCATTTGTTGTCGCTTTAATACGAGCTTCTAGATCTATAGGTGACACTGGATCTCCACCCTCACCGGCTGCTTGTATTCGTTGTTCAGCTACTAACGTATCGTCAGAAACTGCTGAGTTAATTGGTGGTGCATCAGCACCTATGAACCCGGCAGCTTCAGCTTCCATACGGATAGCTTCCACATCGAGTTCTCCCTCATAACCTTTCACGAAATACTTAGCACGTGGATCGCTAAGATCAATTCCCGCAGAACGGAAAGTATCTTGACGTTCATAGGAAGAAGCACGTTTTTCGGCTGCTGTTGCTCTCGCTTCAGCGTCCTTTAAACGATTTTCTAAATCACGTCGCCAATTAGGTTTCGATTCAGTTGAACTGTCAGAACCTGCATCACTGTAACCAGTGGAGTCGGAATCTGTCATATGTCACTCACCTATCTGTACACACCCTCGTCGGTGGAACCTCGGGTGGAAGTCGTATTGTTAGCTCACCCTTCCGGGGCCAACAGATAATAGATTAAATGCAAAGAATCTTTATGTCAAGTACTGGTAGTGGTTATACCACGCATACCTTGACCTGAAGCAAGGGTATTTGTTCGTCCAGCGAATTGTCGTTCCCGACGTTCTCGCTCACGACGCATCTTTGTTTGGCTATCTGTGTTAATTCCGAATGCTGCTTCACCCAATTGGGTGCCGCTTAGCCCTTCAGAACTAAAGATACCTTTAGACAACCCAGCAATTGGTGAGGTACGTGCTGCGATTTCTCGTCTTTGCACATCCATTTCTTGTAAAACATCAGACAAATTTCTATTAAATCTTTGACTTGTGCCCAGTACACGACCTGATTCTGCCATCAAACCAGCGGCTCCAAGGTTACGTCTAGCTTCAACAATACTGATAGCAGCAGCGGGGTCTAAGAAAGCCGCTGTAATGTCGCCTTCTGTAAATTTGTACTCTTTAACAAGTATGTCACGTACTGGAGCGTTAGCTGTTCGGCTAGCTTCTTCCGCTGCCGTTACCCGAGTCCGCCATTCTGCTAAGGAAACATCATGTCCAATGAGTTGTGTCACACCTGTTTGCATTTTCCCATCCATAGGGAATGCTTGTGAATCTAAAAAGGTAGAAGGTAACCCTGCTGCTGAAGCTATTTGGTAATAACCACGTTCCAAATCTATGTAATCTGCTTCAGTTATAGGAGCTAAACGGTTATCTCTACGCATTAGCATTCCGGGGAACCTATTGTCATAGGTGTCTCTAACATTTGGTGGCACATAAAGAGGGTTTCGTGTTCCATCTTCAAGATATTGAGGAACATTTGATTGCCCGTAACGCAGTTGAGTAAGCATTCCTTCAGCGCTTACACCATCAGTGATGTTTTGGTGTACCCAATCGCCAAGACCCTTAAGACCGAACCGTCCCAAGTATCCTTCGATAGTGGCACGAGCACTCATTTGGCTTAATTCTTTTTGGTAGCCAATCCAATCACCTATCCCACCGTCGTCGCCATTGTCGCCGTCGTCCCCTCCGCCAGATTTAGTTTGGCACCATCCTGTTTGTGTTTCCTCATCCCAATGAAACGTCCCGCCATCTCTTTCGCAAGTCAGACGTATAGCTTCCCAATCCATTGGCGATGGATCATCATCAGTACCATCATTTTCATCGGAACCATCGGAACCGTTAGAGCCGGTATTAGACGGAGGAGTTATACCACTAGTTATAGGAACCCCAAGGGCGGATTCCATATCGACACCAGCACCAGCTTGTCGTCTAGCTCGGTCACGTCGCTTATTGATTTCTTCTTGGAGTGTACTGCCCCCATAAAACTCTGGGTCTATAAAAGCCATCAGCCGACTCCTGTCATTAACCGATTCAAATTACTAACTGTGCTAAACGCTTTATTAACGGCATTAGTAGTTCCATCGTATTCTTCTGTCCCTCGTAAATACCTAGCAAACCCTGTCGCCGTGTCATTGCGACCAAGAACATCAACTGCTAATTCTCTGTGTTGCCCTACCCACTGTGGTTTATAACCCATAACTGATTGGAAAACTGTTTCGTAAGCACCCAATATTGCTAAAGGTGTACGGCCAGCAAGAATCCGGTCAGCGTGACCCGGATATAAATCAGCAGCTTGTTCGCGCAAGAAATCTTTTAACTGTTCTAACTCTGTGTCGCCACCGTCTTTCGACAAGAACATCTGAGTTGCCCAATCTTCAATGTCTCTTTCAGTTGGTTCAACAAAATAGTCATTATACGTTTTTGTGATTTCGTGACGCCCAATATTTTGAAGAGTCCCCGGTATAGCTTCATCATCAAAGTCGATTAAATCTCCAGTAAACGATTCATCTCCAAGTTCCCCTGAAATAAGGAACTCACGTATATCGTTTACGTCCCAACCATTGAGCCACGCAAATTTTGCTGCTTGTAAAATTTGATCGTCAGTCCAATCAAGCTGTGCTTCAGCTATAAAACCTTCAATTAACTCTAATTCTGTTTCAACTAGGCTACGCCGTCGTTCTGACCATGCTTCGTGTTGCCCTTCGGTATACCATTCAAGATCCCGTTCCGCACGGTCTTCCCAATTGTTTTGGTAATACTCTGTTTGAGCAAGTAAACCGAATACCCATTCATCGTATTCAGCAGTACCCGGTGTCAACTTACCGTATTGTTCTGGGTCAGTAATGATATCGATTATGTGAACACCGTCGATAGTTAAAGCATCGTTGTTGCCGATCCAACCCCAAATGCCAGCCGCCACTTTGTCTTTATATTCAGGAGGCACTAAGCCTTCAGGGTCTGTAGCCATATTAGTTCTCTTACTTGCTAGTTGTATAGGGATGCCTTCGCCTGACGCATGTTCGCCAAGATAAACTTCTCGATCTTGATCGTACAACTTAGGGGTAGTTTCACGGTTTATTAGAGGACGATCTTCACGGTTGATAAACTCAAAAGGCTCTTCTTTGCGGCGATTGTATTCCTCACCCATTAAAGATCTAATGCGGTTTCTTTCGTCCTCGGTTTCAGCTTCTAAGAATTGTTTTTCTAACTCTAAATATTCTGCCGAAGGAACATAAGGAGGATTTATTTTTTCGTACAGTTCTTTGGCAAGTGCATGTGCAGCTTCATATCTTTCATCCCGTGCCTCGCGGTCTGCTTCTGGGATATCTTTGTAATCAGGGTGAGTGGCCCAGTCACTATAATCATCGCCGGGACTCCACACAGAAGAAAGAGCAATTAGATTACGTCTAAACAACTCTTCTTTACCATGTTTCGGGCTGAAAAACTCTTGCAACGATTGTTGAGTAACTAGATCGAAATCAAACGATTTGCCTGTATCTGGATTTACTCCCCGGATTCTTTCAGTTTTTAAATATTCTCCCCCCATTATTCTGTTAATTGTTGCCGCTCTTCCTGCGCCATACTCGGGAAGAAAGTTAATTTGCCATATCCCGTAAGATCTATCTACTGCGTTCGGACGTTTTAACCCTCGGCTTTCCCCAGTTCTTCTAAAATATTTTTCGTCAAAATCATAGTTCTCGACATCCAGAAAATTGTCTGATTCAAGAGAAGCTATAGCTATAAGATGTACTGGTTCGTTGGAGTATATCCCCTCGATAGTGGAAACTGCTTCGAGTATTTCTTCTGGCGTGACAAGTACTTTTGGCATTAGCTACCTTTGCATAGCTCTCAGCAAAGAAGACCGTGCAGTTCTTTCATTAGTTTTAGCAATTTCATCTGCGTACTCGTTTTCGATTTCGCTTATATATTTCGCTGAATATTCTGCTTGCGATGGCTGACCTTGCCCAGACATTCCTTTATCCATTTGAACTTCTCTGGTCCACGTATCTGCTAACACAAAGAAAGCTTCATCCGGGGCACGACCAGTCAACTCTCGGTAAACGCTTTCCGCAAGAGCATCACTGTATTCTTTCGTGACAGTTTTTACCGCACCTAAAGCAACAGCTTCATCAAACAAATAATCTGTTAGATCTTTCATTGACATAGCTTGACGATTCTTACCGAATTGTCCCGATTGCCAAGGGTCTTCAAATCCAAGCTCTGCTTCCGTCAAAGCCGGAATCATATCTAGGGTTTCAAACCCAGTGGACATTGGGTGATCTTTCAACAAACTTGCTTGAAGAGCAGCATCTTCTTGGATAGTTGATAATGCAATGAATACAGAATCCCGGTCGTATATCAACTCCGGGGTATTCATTATTAGTTTCCTTAAATTAGGATCTTTCATCATCGTTGGCACAAGACTTTCAGCAATCAATCTTTGTGCTCTGGGAGATTGTTGATCGTAAAGATTCAATCCATCTTTAATAGTGAACGGTCGGTCTTCTTCAACCATTCGACGAAACTCGAAACCTTTTTGTTCCATGTCTCTATCTACTTTGGTTGCCGTTCCGATCATCAGTTCATCACTTTCGAGACTGAATCCCGGTGCAAAAACACCAAAGTATGGTTCATCTTTTAACCCAAGTGTGCCTGCTGGGACAACACCCTGCATAATCATGGAACCGCTACGACCAAGGGGATCAAAGCCAGTTGTGACAACATCTCCCCCTCCCGGCTGATTAACAAACTCTATATCAGTAATTAAAGCCTCATTTCGAGGGGGACTAGCTGGCGGCACAGCGCCCATCAATAGAGCTTGTGCGTCTTCGGGAGTCAACTGACCATCAAGAACTCGGTTTTCAAGCCATTCCTGAATATCGGCTGGTTCTCTTCCTCCCGGTTCTTCTGGCTGAGGATCAGTTGCTTGTTCTATCGCAGCTAACGACGAGTCATCTGACACTTCTTCCGTCTGGGGTGTAGGCTGCGTATTTCTCTGTTCTTGCCACCACGGATAAATATTTTCCTCGAAATAATCCAGAAGGGTCTGAACTGTTTGACCAGCAGACGTCGAGTTCATTCCGCCTTCCCAAAGTTCTTGCTTCCAATTCTGGTCAGGATCGTCAATAAGATCTTTAATCCAGTCAAATACTTGTTGTAATGACATTAGTTACCTGTCCTTAATGTCGCAGGCGCAAATTGAGAAAGATTGGAAGTATTCACACTTTCAATATTACTAAAATACCTGTCGTATACATTTCCAAAGTCTGGGAATGTCAAAAGTTGCAAAAGCCCGATCTCCCATTGACGTGAAAGATCTTGATTCCTTGTGTAAGAAAGTCTCAAATATGAGCGATTACCGGTGGCTTCGGCTCGTGCTAAAAGACTTTGGGCTATCCCGTCATGCAACTGTAAATAACGTTGGATAAGGGGAATCTCTGGACGATAAGCAAATGCTTCATCTTCGACTATTAATCTAAAGCCTTCCAAAATTTTCTTCTGTGTAATTGGGTCACCAATCTTATTAAACTCACTAGCCCACATCGGATTTTTGCGAGATAGTTCCGTAACAAAATTTCGTCGCTGAGTCCACAAGTCAAAGTTTGATTGTGCATTAAGACTTCCCGAACCACCGGCTTGCATTCGCTTATTCAATTCATTGGTTAACGAATTGCGAAACACCCGGTACTCTCTCCAACCTTTATTAGATCCCGCTTCATGTAAGAAATCTTCAGGCGAGAGAGTGTCACGTCGGCCTTCTTGTCGTTCTATCTGTGCAATAGCTTTGTTGTATGCGAACTGCACATCTATAGCACCGACTTCGCCAGTTATAAATGCCCCTAATTCAGGGTATTCCGTAGCCATAGCTTTATGGTCTTCGTAGTAACGATGTCCTTCAAGCGACCCTGCTATGACCCCATCAGCGAGTGTTCGCCGTGCTGTAGCTGCCCAGAGTTCTGGATGGTTTTCCATCAACCAAAGATCAGCTACCTCAGCACCGTATTCTTTTTCGGTGCGCCAGAACTCTGAAAGGATCGGCCAATACGGTGACTGTTGTTGATAGGAAACTGGTATTGCCAAAGACCGAAGCATCCTCATCGAGTAAATCATTTTGGTTCGGCGCTCTACTTCATCGAGTAGTCGTTTAGCTCCTGCTTCAGTGTTCGGTAGAAGATTCCCTTGTATGTATTGTTCGGCAAGAATATCTTGCAGCACTCTCGCCGCTGTCGCTGCTTTCCGATCAGTGTCAAGACCGGCCACTGATGCAGCGCTCTTTATCCAAGAAGGTGTATGGGCAGCAGCGTAGCGTTCCAACACATTGCCTCCCTCTACTAAACCGTAAGGGAACAGAAAATCGAGAGACTCATAAATGTCAGGGTTCTGAATTGAAAGTTCACTTGCGGCAAACGAAACTATCGGCCCAGTTCCCGCAAAGCCACCGATTAACGAAGCTGAACGTAGATTTAAATCGACTGGCATTTTAGAAGCTACAGAAAGACTGCCAAAGAGTTTGTGTGAACCAAAGAACTTTGCGTCAATTTCGTAATCAAAGACATTAGGTAACTGGACCATCATTATGCTTTGTCCGTTTTCATCTTCGGCTGTTGCTACAGTCCAAAGTTTCAACATTCTGAAAACAAACACTGGGTTTTCAGCAGCTATACCGAACCATCGTGTTGTCACTTCTTGCCATGCACCAAAGAACGGGGAGATTTCTCCAACTAATTCTTCAAACTTTGAACGGTTAGCCAAATCGTAAAGAACATCTTTGGTTTGTTGAAGAGCGCTAGCTCTTGTTCTGTTAACTACACCTTTGAGAGCCTCGGGGCTAATTCGATAGTTGACACCTTCTATATCGTCTAAGCGATATAGCTGAAGATTTTCAAAGATTTCACGTGTGTAAATGCTTTCGTAAAGAGTGCCTCGTGAAAGATAATCTTCGACCATTGTCAGATTTTCGAAGATGCCGTCAAGCAAACCTTTGTACCGGTCAATAATATTTTTGCTTTGCATGGCATCAATAAACGACGAATCGGTAACAACTTTACCGAAGTCCCCGATACCGTTGGATGCCCACGAAAACTGACCCCTAAGATCAGACCGAACTGCGGTTCCTGCCAAGTGACGAAACTTTGGACCCCGCTCTTCAGAGACAGCAGTTCTTCGCATCTGTTCGATTATGTCTGTGCTTAAAGTACGGGCAATCAGAACATTCGTAGATTCGTTGCCGAGAGATTTTTCGACAACATCAACCCATGAATGTTCAAAAATTTCTAGTGTGCCGGGGCCACGAAGATCTTGTCTTACACTGTCCCAGTCAATTACCCGTTGCCATTGGCGACCTGCGTCAGTTTCATTAAATGGGCGCAACTGACGCACATTATCGGTATCACCAATCCACCGTGGACCTTCAAACCGTCTCTGGTATAGGTCCTCAAAAAATTCCTGCGGAGTGTAAACAGAACTTGTCGCCTGTCGATATTGTTGAGCGAGTTGCTTATATAAGGCCCAAAAATCTTCGTGCCGTTGGTTTAACTTTCTGATACCAGCGGCTACTTCAACATTCCACGAAATGGGGTTGCCTTGTATTAGGGATCGTCTTGCTTCATCGAAAACATCTATGGAACTTGGCAAGATACTGTTTGCTTCGTACCCCATTTTTACTGCTAATTCGTAAAGCCCATCCCCAATTCCTCGATCAAATCCGTGCCACGCTTCGGGAAGAAGTTCTTCCACATTATTAGCACGCATCCACTTAACAATTTCATTAGGATCATATCCCCCCACTCTTTCTGTTTCCGAAAATACTTTCGCCCACAATTGTTGAGCAAGATTTGTTTTATCGAGATCCTGTGGAATCACGTGGCGAATTAAGAAATCGTCATACGCTTTAGAAAAATTAGCTTCTTCGTATTGGTTCAATATGTCGTATTGGTGAGCGCCTTGGAATTTTTCGAAACGTCTTTGCACATCGGCTTCAGCGTCAAGTTGTGCTCTTGCCATTGGATTAGCTGATATTCCACGTCGCCAAATTTCTTGTTGCTGCGGAGTGTTACCGAACGCTTTATCTACACGTGTGGACCCAACTTGTGTTGACCCGTAACCCCACTCGTTTAGAATCTCTGCTGCTTCTTCGAGCATAGAAATTGGTTTACCCATGCTCGGATCTAATTTCGCATCACCAACAATTTTGGTTTGATAGTCATTTACAATTTCGGCACGGGTAGCCAATAGTCGAGCGACTTCGTTGCGATCTTTAATCGTAGTTTGTAGCTGTTCTGCCAGATTTTTTAATGAGCCTTGTGTATCAAGTATCTGAGTTACATCTTCTGCTTGGATAAAGAACTGTATATCTGGCATCAATGAGCCTTGCATAGGCGGCCAAACAATTAAGTCCAAACCGTCCACATTTACCGCCTGAAGCTTATTGAACCTATGTTCGATAATAAGTTGGGTTAAATATGAGCTTCTGCTATATACCTCAGTATTAGCAATATCGTCCCAACTAACTCTGTCACCACGAAGTGGAACCCCGCTCCGGTCGACGCCATCTCGCCTAGCGCGGAAAGCACGCATATTCCTCATAGCTTTGTCAGAAGCTGGAGTTACCATTGGATCGATGAAATACCGCCCAAAGGGTGTGTCCCCTCTAGCTTTAGCACCTAGTTCTTGAATAAGCTGCCAATTTATACGAGCAGCGATATCTCCTGCATTGATTAACCCTTCATCTTCTAACAGTCGCCTGTACATCCAAGATTCTGTAGTGCCTGCTTCATTGATCCAACTATTCCACGCTTCATCTCTGACTAACCAATGTTCAGCTTTTATCTCTGCTACTTCGTCAAGCGCATACTGCGGAAGGTCAGGATATTGTGCCCGCATAAATTCCGAAATATCTAGCCTGTTCGCACGTTCAACCAGATCCAACGCTTCTGCCCGCAAAGCCACACCATATGTATCAGCCAATTGGCGACGTGCAAGTTTCGCCAAACTGTCACGGCTGTATGCTGTGTAAAGTCCAGCCGCAGCAGCAGCGCCTACCGGACCACCAAAGAACCAACCTGATCCAGTCATGGCAAGAGTTCTTATATTCGCACGTTTATTTGCGTACTCTTCCCCAATCGCATCAGCTACAAACTCTTCTATTGTTCTTTCAAATCCGACCACACCTTCATCGTGTGATCGTTTATAAAACTCGACTTGCTTAACCCAACCTGCCCCCATATAGCCATCCGGCAACTGCTCGACAAGTTTGTCAGCCACCACAGCGTTTATATCTACACCAGCTTTACGAAGCCAACGAACACGTAATTCATCGAATGACCCACCAAGACGCCCCAACGCCATCGCAGCCCCCAAATGTGCGATATTGCGTAATTGCGAATCTGTGTTAACTACCATTTGCCAACGTGGGGTCAACAGTGTGTGACGCTTCCACATTGTTAATGCTTCACGACGTGTCGCTCTAACTATCGCATTTCTGGCACTAACTGAAACATCAAGGTTTTCTCCGTTAGGTCCGATAATAGTTTTTATATCGCCTTGGAGTACTTGGAAAAGGCGTTGGAACTTGTCCCACCGTGGCATCACTAATGTTTGCCGCATTTGGGACGGAGACATTGGTTTATAAATGAATGTCGTTCCACCTAATTCTGGGATTACTACTTCAGTGAAATCACTATTTCCGTATCGTCGTTCTGTGTGTTCTGCTGCATCTTCTAATAAACGTTTGGCTGCATCAATATCGCCTCGGAGTATTCCTTTCATTGCAGCCGAAACACCGGCGCTTCCCCAATCAATATCTTTAAATATTGGGTGGGGGGTTACTGCGTTTATTGCACCGTTAAGAGCCGCTTCGTTAAGACGATCAATTTTGATTGCTAATTCATCCCCATACGAATCAAGGAACTCGATCATTAGATCATCGACACGTTGCGCTGCTTCTACCCGATCCCGAGGAACAGGCCACGGAGCTTCCGGCGTACCTTTGTAAGTCATAATCGCAAGATCAAGAAGCGTAAAATCTTCACCACTAGCTAAACGCCGAGGTGTCTCGGGGGGAGCATTTTTTAATGTTGCTTTTCTCTCACGTCTACCCATGCCGGGAGGCACTAAAAGATTGATACGTCCTAATTCACGGAACATAACGTCGAGTTGGCTAGCAACTGTGCTCCGGTCATGGACGTTTATAACTCCATGAGGAATTTTTTCAGAGAACAACCTAACGAAACGACTATTCATCGGACCTGCTAGTGGTCCTGATTTACTGAACAAAGTTTTCGCTAGCACCCCTGTCTTTGTTGACGGTGCAGATGGCAAAGCTTTAGCTAACGCAGGATTCAACGGAGCCATCGCAGCTTCTATTATTTGATCTGCGACTAAAGAATGAGCTTCAGTAGAACTAAGCATTTCGGGAACTGGATCATCGAACGGAGCAGTTCTTGTCTGCATAACATTTGTAGCTATATCTTCTTTGAAACCGAGAGGGGGGATGCGTTCATAGGTTTTAACCAACATCCCCACTAATGCATCATCTAGCCCCAAGACTGCTTGCCAAGGGAATTTATCCATTTCCGAAATGCGGTCAATCAATTCCATGTAAGGACTATTGGGATCAAACCCAGCAAAATCTATGAGATCATTTGCGCTCTCACGAACAAACCCTCTCGCTGGTGGCACGACCGGAAAGAGATCTTCAAAGTCAGTGAAACCCATTTCCCGACCTAAAGCATGATCGAACCTAACGTGTTCGTACATATCGATTATGTCGCCAGCTTGACGTAAAGCTTCTTCCGATACGTCTAGGCCAAGTTGTGACCAAGCCCAAGCTGGAGCATCTGGTTGTGCTTCTGGTATCCGCATTGTTTCCCAGACTTCGTTCATTAAGTCTTCGATAAGCCGTTTGCCTTGGACTTCGGCCATTTGCGCTAGGGCACGTGGACTAAACAAATAGTTCTTAATATAAAGAGCGTGGGCTGCTTCTTTGGCTTTAAGTGTTAGACGTAACCGTTCGGCATTCGCTTTCGAAAGCGCTTCAAAGGACACATTTGTGTCCATTATTTCAGTCGCTTCGTCTAAAATACTGACCTCATCTTCCCCGTAGTTTTTATCTTCTCGTCTTACTTTTTCATCGAATTTGCGCTTCCGTATTGCTTCTTCAAGAGCAAGAATGTTTTGTCGTGCGTGTCGAATTTCTCTAAAGTGCCAATGAACCGTAACTCTTTCTTGGTTATGTCTAATCTTCATCGAATTGGGTACCCCATATTGCATTTCGTCACCCGGTTCTCTGGTGCGATCTACAACTTTGTCGATGCCTTCATCACTAAGTTTGAGTGTTTCCTCGAAGTCTCGTCTATAGGAAAAGTCGATGGTATCGGGATCGTCTGGTCGCCTTCTGGGATCAATCTCTAACAGATCTCCTCCGGTGTCTCTAATACCACGAGGCTCCACAGGTTGTTCTGCATCATAAAGACTTCGAACTTCATCACCAGAAATATTCCTGATAACAGGCGCTTCGATATCTCGCAGCAAAGACCAAATGTAAGAAAAGTCTTTTGCTTGTGCCGTCATCGCTGCTTTGACAGCAGGGTTACCTTTTTCTAATCGAATAAGATTGTAATAAGGAAGCCACGAAGAACCGTCTACGGGGCCACCATTAGCTAGGCGTGCATATATCTGTGCTCGCTGCCAAAGCTGATCTTTGGGCAATACTTTGTAGAACGGTCCCCATGTAGGCAACTCTTTAAACAAACGTAAAGTTAAACGATCCAAAAACTTTTCAGTTGTATACGATCCTCTTGCCCCAGCCCAACGATTTTTGCCATACATATCATCGACATACCGGTTCCAATCATCTGGAGACATTTCACCAGCCATCCCCATCAAGGATGATTGCTCACCGAGAACCTCTCGATAAGCCTCTTGTGCTTCGAGAAGATTATTAGGGATTGCGGCTCTAACGTAATCATCTATCATTTCGTCGGTGGCAGCGACTAAATAGTTAAACCCTGACTGCATCGCTTCGAACTCTGCTGGACCCCAAAGACTTACACGGTTTTCAGGAGCATCGAGCCGTCTTTCGATTGCGCCTTCAACAATGATGTCTTCGATAACTTGCCGTACTTGTTCTATGCGTTGTTCTAAATCTGCATAGGGGTTAGGGCTATCTGCATCTCTTAATGGTGCTGTATTTCGTTGTCGGTCAAGTAAATCCTCTATGACGGTAGTTGCTTGATCTACATATATAGCCCACTGTTCTTGTCTTCCTTCGTTAACAGACCAATCGTCCCCAAACTCAGACGAATCAAATGGACGACGAGCATCTTCGTTCCCCCCAGCTTGTCTTCGTAAAACATCTCTTAGGTAATCATTATCAAGGAAATCATCCCAACCCATACCGGGGAACTGTTCGTCCAACCGTTGAATTAATTCTCTCAATTTTCGAGGCCCGACGCTTCCTCGTCCGGGGTGAAGCGCATTCCAGAGATTATTTATTGCATAGTTTTCGCTACCATCTATTTCGTTTAAGGAGCGTTCAATAACACGGTTGAGTTCTTCTGTGAGATTTGTTCTAGTTGTTAATCGGTGCGCATCGATTAGATTTTCCAAGGCCATTGTGAAGCCAGTATTGCGAACAAGTTGTCCTGACTCTGGTGCCTCTGCGACACCTGTCCAACTAGCAAATCCTCTTCCCTCGTCTTCGGCACGTTTCAGCGTTTCTCTTGCACGTGCTGGCAAAGGGTTGTCAGCCAAAAGAGCTATGAAGCGTCCCCGTAAAGAATAAAGATCGTCAGCTAATTCATGGTATTGCTCAGGCAATACCCTGCCCAAACTACTAGTGGGGTCAATATTGAAGCTGTCGGTGTAAGCACCAAGTGTGTCTTCGATGAATTGATCCAAGCTTCGTAAAACTGCGAACAAACCCGTAGTGGGTGTCATCGTAACGTCAGCAGTACGCCTGACGGTTTCTTGGAAAGCTTCTTCTAAAGGCAGGTAACCCTCAAAGATTTCGTCTATTTTTTCGGGGAGCCGATCTAACGTTGGGCCATCAAATAGTCCTTGCTCATCTCCAAAACTTCGAGCATCCCAGTATTTTCCACTACTTAAACCTTCTGCAAAGTTATCGAATTCTGTTTGGAAGTCCTCAATCATATTGCGAGTGTTATCTTCGAGTGTCCGCCACGGAGAAGCACCTATGCTGTCCGGGTTTAATTCCCAAATGAAACTGGCTGGGGTAGTGCCCCATCTAGGGTCGAGGCTTGCTTCCCCCGTACCTATCACATGAAGAGGAATATCTCCCTTATTTAATGCAGACTCTAATTCATCGTCGAATATTGTTTTAATGCGTTCTGCTTCACCGACGTAGCTTGTTAATGTTTCATCCATTGTGGATGGTTGATCGTCCATCCATTTAGGTTTATACGAATAGTTTTCAAAGAAAAGTTCGTCACGTACACGGCCCGGAGATCCAACTTTTCTGCCGCCCGGAATAGTCAACATCTCTGTGACGCTTCCACCGAGAAGACGTGTTAAGGCAGGTGCTTCATGTTCCAATATCCAGTTATGTAACTTTTCACCTCCGATGCGAATATCTCTGCGGCTTGGTGTCCGCAAAATAATTGACTCCCGCTGTGCTGCCGGACGTTGTGTTTGGATAAACGGTTCCATGTAAGGTCGTTCGCCAAACAACCCGGGGCGCACAACACCATGTTCTAAATATGGTCCAACGCTAGTAATTGAGCCACCCGATGCATCGTGAAGATTCCGTGCTCGTCTATTCAAAACCTTCAACCGTGCGGCTTTTGCTCCTAGATAAGTTGGGTCAGCCGCAACAGCTAATCCGACGTCCAGAACCCCAGACGTTATGTAATACATATTTGTTTCTTTGAACTCTTTGAGTTCTTCAGGATTGTAAATATTTACACCGTTTAACGCCAGCGTCATTGCTTGACCGGGTGAACGGTGCTGTGTCAAATTCCATGCTTCACGCCACGTCGTCGGATCAAATGTCCGGTGATTAAACGGGAGCCAACCGTTCATGCTTGCTACACGGGGATCTACTTCTCCAGACCGGATAGCTTGCAAATATTTACTTTGTTCAAAACTAAGTTGATTCAGGTTAGCGATAGTGGCAAGAGTCGCAACGGGACGAGCAATCCCATATGTCCATGTGAAATCCAACCCACTGAGCATCAAGTTCCACTGGTCGGCCCCCAGTTCTTTTCTTACGTCTTCAGGTATCGCTCCTACAGTTGCCCCGATAATACCTTCCGGTCCCATTGTTGCACCTATAAGGCTGCGTTCGGCTGTTCCCGTGCCGGAAGGTTTCCCTAAAACGTTATCTTCCCACGATTCTATGAAACCTTCGACAACACCAAACTCGTCATCCCCCAATGCACTAATACCATCAACAAAAAAGTCCGCAGCTTGTATCCCTATATCAGGGATATTGCGGAATATCTTCCAAACCCGACTACCGAAACTCATCGTGCTCTAGGTGATGGTGGTACGAATTGTTCCATTCGACGGACTATTTCTTTCATTCCGTCATCTGCGTAGGGGTTATTAGCTAAAGCACCCATTACATGCAAGAACCTTGGCAATTGTTGTGCCCGTGCTGCTGAAAGTGGAGGACCGGCTGCCTGAGAATAATTTTCTCCTGTCATCACAGATTCGTTTGGGAACTCTGTTTGCCTAAAGGGACTACCCATAGCCCCCGGTTGCGGGCCGGTTCGAGGAGCAGGCTCCACTATTTCTGCATCGATGACTTGCGGCAACGGCACAATTTCTTGTGCTTGTTCTTGTACTCCAGCATCACCATATGTTTGACCAGTTGCTGTTTGGATTGGTTGGGTTTTGGAACCTTTACCTTTGCGTGGCATTACAGCGCCGCCACTAATTCTTCGAGTGACTGCGGCGATGCGGGTTCAGGTGGCATAGCGGCCATAGCTTCTGCTCCCATTCCGGGGGCTGCTAACCCCGGCATTGTTTCTGGGGAACCTGCTGGCATTACTTCTGCCTGTCTTTCTTGCGCTTCACGTTGCACTTTTTCGACAGCTTCAGCCAATTCCATTTGGTCGTTCTTCACTAATTCCATAATCCGAGCTAAGTCACCAGCAGGAATAACACCTTCTGAAGCTTGTTGTTGCACAGAAGAAAGAAGTGCTTGTTCTAATTGTTCAGCTATTACCGTGTCGTGTTCAAACTCGGGGTCTTCTACAAGTGGATCGATAGCCATAAACGAACGCTTCGACATTGTTCCCATACCAACTCGTTGCCCACCACCGATTACTAAATTGTTTATATCTGCACCGGGATGGGAGTAGGAAACCACGTTGTCGTTGCTATCAAAGTTTTGATTGGGCACGTAGTCAACTGCGCCTTTAGCGTTTTTGGTACTGACATAAAAGCTACGTTTCCGTCCCCCGGAGTATGCCTTACAAAGATCTATGGCTAAACGGTTTTCTTCTTGAAGCGACCGAGCCATTATCCGTTGCGCTTCTTGTACTGTGAAGTCAACTACAGCCGAAAGAACAGCTTCGCCTCGTCGCCCTGTCCGAATATTGGAGGTTGATTCGCCACCAAATTCTTGTGGGATGCCAGCAGTTAAACGTTGCGCCCGTTCCAACCTGTCGATGGCTGGGTTTGTCATATACCCCGGCTGGGTTTGTATATCCCGAAGATCCCCACCTCGGACAACACCAACTTCACCGGTTAAACCGTCGGCTGGGTTCACAATTTGTGGGGTTTCTCCGGCCCGACCTATGAGATATGTGTCGGGGAATACACCTTTTTGGACAGCTATAACTTCTAAGGCCATCAGTCGTGCCTGCATTTGGTACATACCGAGGATGCCGTCGAACTGTCCTTGTGCGTTATCGAGACTAATTCGTTGTGCACAAACAACTGGGGTTTGCCCAAGCGGATTAGGTATCCGTTCTAATTCAACAATGATTTGTTTTGCTTCACCGGGGCTAACTGGTGACATGAAAGGTAAGGATTTGGGTGTAACGGTACGCATACCGATGAGAACTTGTTCTTCATGGTCAACGTATTCGATTAACTGAAGGCTTGTATCTTCTGTGGCTGTACCATCTCCACCGAATTGTCGTGCGGCTTCTGGATACATTTGACGTATCCAACCAAGTTGACGCTCATAAGCAAAGATAACGTCCCGTGGCCGAACATCATCTACCCCCAACATTGTCGCTGGATAGGTAGTTAATGGGTCACGCACATGCCATGTCGGTGCCCCAATCTTTCTGTCAAACCTAAGATGTGTGCATGTGCTGGCGTAACCAATGAGATGACGTGCCCGTTTCGCTAATTGGAGGTCCATTCGGCTGTTTTCCCAAAACCCAAACAAAGCTTTGCGACGTATGTCAGCGTTTTCTCGTGCTCGTTTAGTACGTGTATCTACCGGCGGACAATAAATATCGGGGCTTGTCGATGCAATACGCATCGCTGTTTGATCTAAGCCTTGGCCGAGAAGATTAGCAACAGCAGATTTTTCGTCGCTGTTTAATTCTGGTAACGGAATAACAACATCACCGTTATAGTAATCTCGCAGTTCACGCATTTTAGCTTTTGCGCTATCGTTGGTGCGAGATCGTGCCGTATATAAACTAATAATTTCCTCTACGGATTTCACTCTTACCTCGCCAAAAGTTCTGCGTCACCCGTAAGCCAAGTCGGACGCCACTGTCGATTGTTAACTATAGTCGGCATATAAAGTTTCTCTAAATTATGTTCGAGAAACCATTGTGCCATAACGCAGTCATCCGTGCGTGAACCGGTCCCTTCAGCATTCCAGCGTGTTACTTCGTTGACGAGAAGTAGCGAATGAGGTCTTGCTTCAGTGTTCTGTTTACCGGGCAAACGCACTCTGCCGACACGCCATAATGGAGCGAGCATTTGCACTCCGTATTTGGGGTCGCCTTTATTTTTAGAATGCGTGTAATGAGGGATAAGTTGGACATTTCGTAATGCCGCCCAGCGTCGGAAATGGTCGTATTGGAGAATGAACTTCTGTGCAGCGTTAGCTTCAATCACCCAATGAGTAATCGGGTGCCCCATATCGTTGCTTATCTGCCACCAATCCTCGGCTACACCCGTGAATCGTTGTTGTTCATGGCTCCAATCCAAAAAGGACGGTGCATCCATCTTACGCCGATATGACTCCAAAAGGTAACGAAACTCTGTTTCGGGGTTATACGCCCAACATTGGATAGCCCAATAGTTCGCTGGAGAGGGATCTGCTGTTGCTATAACAAACATTTCACCACTCACATTTTGTGGTAACTCCCACAAACCTCGGTCATTATCCCAACATCCGGGGTGGTGTACCCCATCTTTACCCGGTCCGCCGGTCACCCAAAGGGGGTCTACCAGCACATTGGCAGGGTTTACATCCAACTGCTGATAAAGAATTTCGAATCTATCAGGCGTTTGTGCTTTGATATGCCGTAATCGTCGCCAAGGTAACCGCCTCGGATACAAGAGGCATCCTTCGGGCCACGGTTCTGCATGTGGTTTGTGTGTTTCAGGATCACCTGAACAAATCTCTTCATAATGTGCTTGATATTTGAGATGAGCGTATTTTCTCCATTCGTCTGGAGCGTCTTCTGGGTCAAATTCGTCGAGTTCGTAGTCGTCCGGGGGCGCAACTTTATCAAGTGCGTATCGGTAAATGTCGTCAGCGGACATTCGCTGTCCTTGTAATACGAGTAATCCACCGGGTTCGAGCCGAGTTTCAGCCACTTCATCCCACCATCTTCGCATATCTTCACGGGCCTCAGCGGATCTCATCTTTCGTGGGTCGTATACGTCGTCCCATATCACTAGATCGAAACGGCCACCCAAGAAACCAGAGTCCATTCCGAACGCAGACCACGTTGGTTCTTTTTGGGAAAGGGGTGTGTCGTCTTTTTGTAAAACAGTGAATGCTTCGGCCCGCCAGATTTCTGACGAATCTGGCTTGAACATGCCGAAGTCCTCTTGCAACGTAGCCTCAGCGTCAACCGCTAAGTTAAGTCGAACATCGTTCAACTCTGCTTTTACAGGGTGCGCTCGATCAAGTTCGGCACGCAACCTGCGGCAATACCATTCTGCTAGTCGTTGTGTTGAGGAACCGATCATCCCACGGATAGCTCGGTTACGCACAGTTGCCCATGCGGGTAATACTTTAGCAAAGAATGTTGATTTTCCCGTACCGGGGGGAGCGTTAATTACGACGTACTCTTCGTATTCTGTCTCCATGAGACCCATAATGCGTTCGGTTGCTTCAACTTGCCACGGTTGTAAAATAATCCCGAAATACCTTTTGGCAAAGATTTCGATATTATCGTAAGCAGCCTGCGCCTCGGGACAAAGTTCATCATATTTAGGTACCTCCGGTTGAATTGTTTTGCCGAGGGCTTCTTGGGCGGCGATGTAATTTCTCGGGGCTTTGTCCCCTTCTGCGTCTCGGCAAGCGTGGTAAGAAATGTCGCATTCTTTTGCTGCGGCATAAAGCGATTTCCCCTGACGGCGAAGAGCTTGGTAATCCGCCCATTTCTCTATAGTTATTGCTTTCCCTGATGGCATATCAGCCCCTTATTGGCAAGATTCACAAATCTCTGGATTTTCTAAATCACATTCGATTACTTCGTCATCATCAAAAGGATCTACTTCTAGTCGTTCCCCCATCAATTCAGGGTTCTGTTCAAAAACTTCCATAAGTGTCAGCGGCTCCACATCTACAGGTTCTCCATAATCAAAACAAAAACAGTCATCGGCACAGTCAGGGCAATAATCGCAAGCACAGTCGTAATGATAGAAGTGACAAATACATTCTTCTTCTTCACAATCACAACCGTAAATAACCATTACCCAGAACTTACTTCAATGTAAATACATTCCCCCGGACACTCTTCCGCTGATTCTATAACAGCTTCCAAATCGTCGTCTTTGAAGTTCGCTAACCCAAACGCCCCACCCGGGTCGTCGAACACATGCCCGTTTTCTTGCACATAGGCAAGCCCGTCATCTCGCATAACGAAAACTTCAGGACATATTTCTGCACACAACCCATCACCGGTACAGAGATCTTGATCGATCCAGACTTTCATTAGCCATCCATGTGTCCGCAGCAGTCACAATGGTTGCATCTACACGGGCATGACTCACAACTACAATTTAGGCATTTCCTCATCCTTCACCGCCATGTGTGTCTTCAGGAACATATTTCTTGTAAGGGTACATCAATGAATGTTTCTCAAAAACAGAGTCGTGGTTAAACCAGATCCGATCTTCAACAAAATACGGACGCACAATCGGTCTAATTTTGAAACCCTGACCGGCACACACTGAAAGCTTAAACTTTGTTCCCATTTAACAACCCATATCTTTTCGTAACTGCTCCCACACTGACCATTGAGATTCTGTCCAGTTATGGTCGATTGTATTGTAAAGCTGAGAACACTGGGCACCATACCCCGTTCCCTGCAACAACGCAGGAATCTCAGGTTCCGGGTCAGACCCAAAAGGCCACCACATCAACAAAGCACCAATAGCGGTAGCAATAGCTACCCCAGCAGCAGTAATCGCTTTAATAATCTTTTTTATTGCTTCTGACCAAGCATCCGCTTTATCAGCAACATCCTCAATAGTCACAACAATTCCAACTGGACAGGAGAAGGAACACCCCATTGAGAAGCCATCGCTTCCGCAACCCCCGAATATGTCAGACTTCTCGTTTTCGCTCTATCAGGTGAAGGCCACATAAGCCAAGACTTCTGCTCTCTCCCCCTAACAACATTCGTAGACCTCAACATTGGCAGATTTTTTAACCATAAACAAGTCCGTTTAAGTTCCCCGTGACCGAACTGATAAGGATTAAAAATTTGGTCCGGTTTACGAATATGGGTACTAATCAAACCCACCGGATTTTCTATACAGATTCTGTCAATAGGCGCTTCCATCAACAACCTGACAAAATCCAACGCTTCACGCTGTTCTTCACGTTTATCAGGAAACCACCTCGCCCCCGACACCGTTAAATGCGTACATGGCGGAAACGCAATCATCAGATCCCAGCCATCCCCCAAAATATCTGACACATCACCCTGATAATGACTATTCAGAGGGTCGCCCTCCGAAGGCAACAAATCGCAACTAACAGCATCATGCCCCCGTTCCACAAAGGAATCTCGCACACGACCAGAAAACTCGCAAGCAACAAGAACTTTCATTTTCCGTCTACGAAGGTGAGAGTTTCCCATCATTAATACGAGACTGATTGCCATCACCACGCATCAAACGCCAAATCTCTTCAGCCTCAATCTGGGAACGCTCCCTCTCCACAATCATTTTCTTTTCAGCCATCAAAAACTCCAAAAATTGAGTGAACCCCCAGACCTGACATGATACAGTACAAACGCACTCGCCGCTAACACCGGTCCGATCGCCCGTCAGAGGGGCATCTGACTCCGTGTCCAGACACGACGGCCCAACACAAACCGGGGGGCACGGAGCGACCAGCACAGAGAGGCTAGGTCAAGGCAAGAGAGGCCCCAACACTCGGAGGATACCAAGGAATAAACCACACACCAAACAAACAACTGAACCAAACCCACCAAAACAACGTATAACACGTGTAAGAAAGGGCAGGGCCTCGGCACATCCCCCCTTACGAACCAAACAAACGAAGTTAACCACACGGGGGTAGGAAGACTAAAGATTTAACGATGGGGGTAGATCCTGGATTTTGAAGGGTTGTGTGGGTGTGGGGGGTGTGAGCTTTAGGGATTAATGAGCCTCCGGCGGCCACGGAGTGATCCGTGGACGATCAGCCGGGCGCTCCCGGCGGAGCAGAGGATTAGGCGTGTCCGACAATCCCGCATCTTTCCCAAGTGCGGGGAAAGAAGTCGGGGATTGCCTCGGGGATGCTGCGGGCCTTTTGGAGCTTACGCAAACGATCACATCCGAGTTCGAACATCGACAGGGAGAACGAGACGAGTTTCTCCCGGCCCCTGTTTTGGGGGGCCAGAAACTCTAAGGGAGAATGAGAACCAGTCGATGCTCGGATGTGACCGCCCGTTGGGTTCAAGCACTTGTAAAGTACCTCCTTGCGGATCCGCTCGTGCAATCTCATTTGACTAGAGCGGATTACTCTGCGGGAGAGATTGCTTTTATGTTACAGAGGGGAGAACAAGAGACTCTGTAACATAAAACCCGGCGGACTGCGGGTACTTGACAAGCACTCGAATTTGCGTTTCGAGGGCGTTAGCCCGCCCAAGGGGGGAGGGAAGGAAAGGGAATTATGCCTGAATTTAGAAGTGGCTTGAAGTGGGAAGAGTGGGGAGAGAGAGTTTTCCTTGAACTTGACGAGGCGGGGGAACTCCTAGAGGGCGAGTGCTCTTCTCCTAAGTACTTGCCTTGGAAAATTGACAAAGTTAACGAGTTTTGGGCGCAACACATGGGACCTTACGACGTTGCTTGGTGTTTTAAGCCTCGGATGCAGCGGTTTTACTACAGGACTCCAATTTGGATACAGATTGGGGAGAACGAGGGCGAAGGATACAAGAAGACGGAGCTTAACTTCGAAGAGAGACTGATTTGCGGGCATAGGGCTGAGTGCAAGGGACAGGAGGTGCTGGATGTTTAAAGGAATTAGATTTACCCTGGATTTTAAAGAAATTTTCGCCTCCGGCGGGCAACGGAAAAGAGCGCCGTTGCATCACGCTCTTTTTTGCGGCAACGTAAACGAACGTTGCCTTCCTTGTGACCTCACTGGTGACCAGTGGAATCAGCATGTAGTTGAACGGATCGAGAGGTTGAAGGTGTTACAGAACCAGATGTTACAAAACAGGAGGGACGACATGTCCAAAGTTAAATGGGAAACGGTGCCGTTGCATCGTGTTGGTGACGTAAGGAAGCAGGACCGCTGGTCTTGGGCCTTGGATTTACTGATTGTGGACAAGGTTGTTCACTGGTCGGTAGAAGACCAAACGTTATCCGAACTGACTGATTGACAGTATGACCTACTCGGCGTGCCCGGGTGGGTCATGGGGGCTAATCAGTCCCGAACATATAAGGAGGGTCAGCTATGTCTGATCGAATTAACTTAGCAACTATATTCACCTCACTACGGGGCGATCGTTATCGACCTGCGTTCAATCCGAGTGAGATTGGTAACTTACCGCAGAACTATCACGATACCATCGTGGCGGAGAACTTTAGGGTTAAATTCTTATCCAAAGTTACTAACGCACGGCATGATGGTAACTCGGCTTGGCCGTTGGAATGGTTCATGGCCGTTGAGGACATGGAGGGTATCACGGGTACTGATAAGTCCCTGATGCATCTCGTCGAAACAACTGAGGCTGGTCCTGAGTTGACTGACGAACACGCCATGTTGTTAACGGACGTCTATAGGGACAAGATGTACGGGGTTATTAACCCGTTCAACGTTCCAGAGGATTACGATGAGCGTAAGCCGTGGGATGACGAACCGGGCGATGGCCTCATTCTTGATGAGAACTGGACATACCCTATGGTTGAAATGTTCCTAGATCTAAAGCCGGGGCGTGGTAAGACAGCCGATATACCGCAGGTAGGTTACCAACTGTGGGTCGGTTATGAGGCCAACGCCGGGGTTAACGTTCCACCAGTGGACGAAGAAACCGGTGAGGTTATCGAACCCGAGGACGGTGAAACGTACTCAACTGAGGAGTGGCGTGTAGTACCCGGCGTGGACGTGGTTGTGGCTCTATTTGGTCCACAGAAACCAGCGAAGCGTCGGTCTAAGTACGCACCACCTAAGGCTCCTTCGGTTGGACGTTACGACCTGTATCAGGTGCATCGGATACCTACCCCAGAAGATGAGGTAGCTCTGATTCCTGAGATGATTGAGGCGGTCAATGCGATGGCTGCTGAGGGTTACCAACTGATCGGGCAGTCTGAGGCGCAGACGAATGACTCTGCGGCTTGGAGACTGCAACGTGAAGAGAATGCTGCCAAGCGTTGGTCACGTAAGACACGTGGGCCTGTAGAGTTTAGCTAGAAATTAGCTTCACCCTGGATTTTGCCAGTCGGGGACTTCGGTCCTCGGCTGGCATTTTTTTTGCGCTACTACCGAAGGCCGAATCAGAGAGCACATTCACACCGCTTCTCTTCACTCCTGAGGGAGTGGCGAGAAGCGAGCGGTTTCAGGATAGCTAACAATCCATAGTAATAGGATCGAAGGAAGGGAAAGGGCAAAGGTTATGCATCACAAACTCAAACAAGACATACCAAGTTCACGTGACATACCAGAGTACGCAGCAATTTACAGGATGCGTGATTTCTGGGTAGACATACGCAATGGCGAACATGATGACTACCTAGACGACGCATTGAAAGCGTGCATGAACGAAATCTATGAAAGGAAAAACTTGTTATGATAGATGACTGCATTAGGAGACCGTTGTTGACTGCGGAAGCGGTGAGTCAGGGTCTGACCAATAGGATTAGTGAGTTGATGGATGCTGCGGTGACGTGGCATGACAGCCATGATGACCATCGTATGAGTGCGGCTGAGGAGCTTGGACATTCAGCTTTCTGGACAATCATCACGGAGTTACAGCAATGGCGTGACCGTATTGATTTAGATATTGATGATATGTTGAATGAGCAAGCGCAGGCATATCAAGATCGTGCTTACGATAAGGCAATACATCTGCTTGAAGGGGAACAGAGTGAAGGGTAGCTGTGAAGGTAAGCCTTCTGCTTATAACTATTCCAATGGTTGTAGGTGTGTTGATTGTCGTGATGCATGGCGAATACATGGAGAAGAGGAACGAGTTAAGAAGCGGAAGAAAAGTAGGGATACTCCCATTGCTTATGACGATGCGTTGACTCGGAGTCAGGTTCTTAAAGCTAGAGATATGGAGGATCTGATATGAATACTGAGACTATCTCTCTACCTAAAGAAATGTTAGATAGGTTGATTGTCTATTTGCATAGTGTCGGTGATGACGGTGCTATGTCGTGGATAGATATCATCGAAACATACATGTGGATCACTTCCACAAAGGAGAATAACAATGACCGATGTCTTTGAAGAAGTACAAGGTGCAGTTGATACAGCCTTCGACAAACTCGAAACCAGAATTTTATCTGCTGGTAAAGAGATTGGCGACATAATTGTGGTCGTAGCTGAAGCTGTTCTTGAACCAGAAGATTGTGTGATGTTCTTAGACGAACTCGATAAAGCTTTTGGTGAGAGGAACAAACTCTTTGAACTAGAGTGAACAGGACGTGACCTTTCGGAGGCTTAATCCTGCATAAACCCAGCCTCGAAGGAGGTTTTGGATTTATTGTTGGTATAATATTTCCTGAAAGGTCGCAAGAAAGGGAGGGGCTGAAACGTGCTATTCAGCTAAGTCCTCAGCCTCTCCCGAAGATCTAAATAAAGGAGAAATAAAATGAAAGAGTGGTGTAGCCGGTGCAAAGATCGAGGATGTGATTTTTGTAGATGGGATCTTTTCATACAAAACTTAGGGAATTTGCTAGCTGAAAAAGCAAAAGAACCTAATCCAATGTTCATTACATATAAAGGAGAAAAGAATGTCACATAGGATGACAAAGTTAGATGCTGAACATGCCTTATACCGTAAGGCTGCTTGGCATGGGATGGGTAACGTTGGACCTATCGATTGGGAGAAAGCTCGTGAGGCTTTTGACTGGTCTGAGGTTGAACGAAGCCCGATATTAATTGAGCATCATGGAGTAGAAGAAGTTCTTGAAGGCAGAAATGTTTTGAAGATGGTCAACTATCCATATGCTCATGCTGAAGTAAGTAATCGATATCAGGTAGTTCAGCATCGGTTCATGGCTGATGATTTAACTGGATTGCTTATCGACACTGGGCTAGTGGAGACTATTGAATCAGTTGGTACCTATGATAACGGTGCTGTTGGTTATGTGTCTCTAAAGTTTAAGGAAGACATAGAGATTCCGGGTTGGTCAACAGTTGAATCGATGTTCAATATCGGTAACGGACATGACAAAAATATTCCATTGATTGCTACTCAGTCTGCACGGGCTGTTGTGTGTGCCAATACTTTCAAGCTAAACATCTTGGATAAGAACGCTGTCTTCAAGTTTAAGAAGATGGGTGATCCGCAAGGCATGATGCAAGAAGCTGTTGAAGCATTGTGTGATAGCTATGAAAGACATGAGACATACAAGCAACAGATTGAACGTATGTCTAATCAACTATTTGTTGATGAGGAATGGAACAAACTTATTGTTGATCTCATTGGTCCTGCTCCATCGTATGAGAAAGCAATAACTGATGTGGTTACTGGCAAACAGTTATCACTACAGGGTTTCAGAAATCAACAAACTCGTTGGGCTAACACTAGACGTGCATTAAATAAACGTTTCCACGAAGATCAAGACATAAGGGGTGTGCGTAGCACAAAGTGGGGCGCACTCATGGCTGTTCAAGCATGGGAACAGAAAGATAAAACAGTTAAGGGTGTGAACAGCAGCCTAGAACGTGACCGTAGGCATCAAGCCAACGTCATGTTCGGCAAGCTACCGATGACTGAGAAAGCTGCCAAGATTCTGGTAGCTAACTAGACCTGAGATGGGGTAGCACTTTGCCCTCCTTGGTGCTACCTCATCTCAATAGATCTCAATAATAAGGAGAAAACAAATGAGTATCTACGCAGCAGTAGAAATAGAAGTCGGAGAGTTCGCTAATGACAGCGGATTCTGCGACATGGTAGGTGACATCGTTGCTGATGTGATCCGAGACAGTGGCGAAGTTGAAGGCATTGTCACTGACACGTTATCAAACGATATTGGTTACTACATAAGAGAACACATGCAGGATAACCCAGCGAAACTTGATCTTGATGACGATAATTTCATCAATGCAGTTGCGGAAGCCCTGATTGCAATATGTAAGGGAGAACATGTCACAGCTTGACGAAGGCAAGCAGCAACGTGACATTGGGATGGCACGGGTCGAGGCATCAGCCCGTCCATCCCAGAAACTTGCTGCCAAAAAAGCAATAGAACGAGTGGCTGCTAGACGGGGACCGTGGTATTCATGGACCACCGATCAAGTTCATGCCGAGTTGAAGTGGATGGGAATTGTCTTAGACAACGCTCGCTTGCTTGGCCCGTTAATGAAACAAGCACAGAGAACAGGGGTCATTGAACCTGTTGTTTGCGAGTCATGTCGTAGGCAAGAGACTCGGTTATCTGAAAGAAAAGAACGTCATGCTGGTCCGCAATATATGTGGCGAACTACGCCTGAATTTTATTATGAAAGTAGGAAAGATTAATGGCAGAAATATTAGAAGACTATGAGTTCGTTCAATGGGGTCCGCAGGAATGTCTGTATCCATACGATGAATGGTTTGATGGACAAATCTGGAAAATAACTAAAGGCATTGACTTTAATTGCACGCTTGAAAGTATGCGAATCAGTTTGTTTAGTCAGGCCAAAAAGCGTGGAATGAAAATACGAACCTCGAAAAAAGATGACACACTAATTTTTCAAAGGAGAGATTAATGGAATACTTTTCGATAGACCCACCCGACGATCCGTATGCAGATTTGAGTGAAGAAGAATATGAAGAAATGCTCGAAGCTAGAGAGATTGCTGAATCAGATTATTGGGATCGCCGCATTGATGAGGCCCGAGGAAACTGATAGACTGCACGTGGAAAGGGAGAGCGATGAGTCTTGCAGAACTAGTCCTTCGTGATTTTGTACGTGTACCTGAACCCAAGCCAACCGCTGATGGTTCATTCCTCAGAATTTCCAGTATCACTTCATGTGACAGGAAACAAATCTTTGATGGGTTCCAATTGCCTATCAGATACGAGGGGGATGAAGCAATCAATGGTTTCGTAGCGAGGGAAATAGGTAACACCTTGCATGATTGCATTCAGGAAGCATTCGCTACAGATAAACAAGCGATCAGAGATTTTGAGTGTGAGATACCAGTAAGTATTCCATATGCTTTAACTTCTGGTCACACTGATGGTGTGTATAAGGCACCAAGCGGAGAGCGTCGTATCTTAGAGATTAAAACGATGCGTAACTACGGGTTTCGTAAAGCACGTAACGACAACATGCCCAAAGAGGAGCATCTATTCCAAGCAACTGCTTACGCTTTGGCTCTTGATGTTCATTACATCCACATGGTGTACGTCTGTACTGATGCTACGCCGGGAAAATGGAAGGACTCCGCTAAAGCTGGTGACATGTATGAATGGGTGTTCAACATCCACGATGACATCAGTGACACAGGTGCATCTTTAAGTCAGATGACAGCATACTTCTTAGAACAGCACAAGGACATGGCGCAAAATGTTTTAGACACTGGTCTGCTACCGATAGGTTTATTGAGTTCTTGGAACGGAACCTTTCAATCAGAAGACGAGTTGCCTTGGGAATGTAGGTACTGCCCCCACTTAGAGGTATGTCCAACCGTGTCTTATGTCGAAGATGTATTACAAATTAAGGAGAGCTATGACTCAACTAACTAAGCTAGCCGTTCCCTTCCCTGACAAGTTCATTGAAACTAAGCCGGGGAAATTTGCAGCAGCTTATGTTCCGCACGGAATAGTTACACAATTTCTCTTAGGAATTTTGGGAGCTTATGATTTTTCTATTGATGATGTTATTAGGGATGCTGATGGTACTGTCACTGGCTGCCTTTGTACTATTACTGTTGATGTTGACGGACGAACTACCTCGATACAAGAGGTTGGTGAGTGCGAAAATCCAAACAATTGGAAGACGGACGGAGCACGTTTAAAGGCATGTGCATCTGACGGAATCAAACGATGTGCAATGAGATTGGGCTTAGGTCTACATCTCTGGCATAAACATGACGGGAACTATGTTCTCGCAAACATTCTCAGCAAACGAGAGGAAGATAAAGATGAGTAATATTTCTATCGCTGGCAACGTCGGCGCTGACATTACTCTGCGTTACGCTAAATCAGGTAATGCATTTGTTACTGTTCCCGTAGCTGTCACACGTGGTCGTGATGACACTAAAGAAACAGATTGGTATGACGTTAAATGTTTCGGTGATCTAGCTGAACGAATATCTGAGATACCTAAGGGCACTCGGGTTATGTTTATAGGTCGCATGAAACAGGATCGTTGGGAAAGTAAAGAAGGCGAGAGCCGAAGCAAACTTTGCCTGTATGCAGACGAAGGTGGCCCGTCTTGGCGCTGGTATCCGAAGGGTAAGGATCGTGATAATGTTGCGAAAGAGGCAGTTAAAACTGTCCAAGACGCATTCATCGACGATCAGGAACCCTTCTAATGGAAGAAGAAAGCATCATGGTGCCCGTATTATCGGAGGCTCTACGGATCTTAACTGTAGTTGTACCTGCTGAATTTGCAGATCGCTTAGAACTACATGCTTTAAGGATGGTTGAAGCGTTTGAGAACCATCCGTCAAGTAATGGAATGTTGGATGAGAACAACAAACTCATGCAAGCGCAGTCGTACATCCTTCAAACAGCAATCAATAGTTACTTAGACATGGTTGAAGAAGAACCCGAGATGTATTTGCCTAGACAAACTGAGGCCGATGAATAAATCTAAACAAAAGGGGACAGCTTGGGAAACTGAATGCGTTAGGTTTCTCGAAAGCTATACAAAGCATGAGTTCATGCGGTTGCCCCTGACTGGGACAAAGGACGTAGGGGATATCCGATGCCTTGACCTACCTGAATTTGTATTTGAATGCAAAAACAGGAAGGATGCTCTCTCGTCTTTGTCTCAGATTATGAAAGAAACAGAGCATGAACGAGTTAACGCTGATGCTACATTTGCTGCTGCTATAGTTAAGCGGCGCAACTTTGGAACAGGCGGTGCATATGTAGTCATGGAAATGCATACATTCGCACAGCTAATAAAGGAGAGAATGGATGGGCGAGGTAGTATATCTAAACCAAGAGTTCACGGATCTGACAGCGATGTTGAATCATTGGTGGAAGGAACTTGAACGTAAACCTTTTGGTGTTAAACCAACCCGCATCCGACATCTTGTCGAGATTGCACATGGCGCAGGATGGACAGTCCATGAATGTTACGAAGCTCTACAAATCACATGGGGTTTCACAGAAGCAGCTTTCGAGACAGCGCTGCGGCGCATCGCTGACGAGAAAGCGGTAGCGCAGCAGGACCAGCGTGCTTCTATCGTTGCAAGTATCGAGGCAACTCGTAAGAACTTAGATGACATGACCAAGGAATCATTGAGTCTTGAAGAAAATATTAAGCGACTCCGAGAGCTACGTCGGACTTTGAAATAAGGTCAGGGTGCCTCGGAGTTTCCTCTCCTTTCGCCGGGGCACCCTACCTACCACTATCCGTGGTAAAATAAATGGGACATCGTGATTGGAGAATAGCGATGAATATAAAAGTTAAAGAAATTGCTGCGCAAATAGGACCGAGCTTGAATGTCCAAGGTTATGCCGTGATATGTGACAGTCAGATTCGTGACTGGTATCGCAGTGAAGAGGAAGCCCTTCGGATGGCTCAACTATTTAAGGATGATGCTTCTAACCCGGAAGATTACTAATGAAGGTTGACGACCTTGGTCACATTCGTTGGGAAAAAAAAGACTTTAAAAAACATGGCACAATAGCTAAGTATTTAATTGGTGAGTGCCGCTGTCACAAATGTAAGAAACATATTCTTAAACCAGACATGGAACGAACATTACCGGCCAGATATAACGGACTCTAAATAACTTCGGGGCGTTCAACTTGTTGTGCCAGCCGCTCTCTACAATACGCTTTACAGCGGTGGCATTGGTACTGCTGATAGGTCAGTGTGCGTGTCCGCCTGACACCACGCTTATGCAACTTGTTGCTGCCGCACGTTGGACAAGCGAACGTGGTTTGATCGATAACATTTCTGTTCGGGTGGTTTGTAGCCCAAGGACGCAATCGTTCATAGATATCGATAAGTAAATCGACATCTTGTTTAGCGTACTTCTTCATTACTGCCCACGCTTTAGCGTCACCCTTCATGCATCCTGCCCATGTTTCAAAACCCCCTGTCGATTCTTTTCCACCTAAGCCGAGATGTTCGCCTAAGTGTCCTAGTCTATTGCTATTGAATTTGAAATGTCGTCGTGCGATCTTTAATGTGTCAACAGAACTGTAATGGCTTGGTGGCCCAAAGTTATGGTAAACAAATCTTGCGTTCGCTTTCTTAATATCGAATGCGTCTGAGTTGTGACCGATAACAATGTCCGCTTTGTCCAATAGTTCCCAGAGTTTCTTTACTACTTCCAAATCGTTCTCAGAGTTTTCATTGTAAAGATCAAAGTCATCTAAAGAAACGACGTGAGTTTTCTTTTGGTCTTCCCATTTGTATGAGAAGCATAAGATGTACCACTCTCGTTGATGATCGATAACATCTTGTTGCCATTGACCCCAGACATAAGCCAAGTTCGGTGCTGTTTCTATATCAAAGAAAAGAACCTTAGCCATGTGCCCCCGATCAGGATGGAACAGTTAATAACCTAATCAGTAGAGTACCTTCCCACCAGCTACCATCATCGGATAGACGTTCGGGTTGCATCTCTAATCTTTCGATGGTTACTGTGTCTGTGCGATCTCCTTCCTTGTAAGTGATCGCTTCACCTCTATCCATCAATGTGCGAAAGCTGTCAAAAGTTTCTTTAGCTGCGAGAGTTTTGTTTATGCCAGAACCTCGGGCTGTTCTTACTTCTCGTTTTAAAAAGATAGGAAGAATGATTTCATCTATACGAGGTGGCACAGCGACAGCAGTTAGCTGCCAGTCATGGCAAATAGGTGCGACAGTGGTAGCTGTAGCTGACCTTTCCAATTCGACAGTCAAATCATAAGAGATTGCTGTCAACTCGTCAGTCGGGAATACAAATGTAGCTGCGTTCCCTGTTGTTAAAGAACCTGTTGAACTAGGAATGTAAGCGGAAGTGTTCTGTCTGTTAACTGCTTTAAGTCTTATCTTTCCCGCAGCAGTCGTTGTTTCTTCACCCAATGTGTACGTGTTATCGCCATCTGTATAGTCAGTACCTGATTCACGATACGGTGTTTTGGATCGCTCATATTGTGAACGGTCAAGGTCGATGACACCTGATCGAAGTAGTTTAGGAACTACCGTTGACCACGTACATTCCCCTGCAATTAGTTCTCCCGAAGATACCTTTACCCCTGTGTAACTTTCTTTATAAAGAGCGCCAGCACCTGAAGCTTTGTTCACGGCAAGGAATAGCTTTGGGTCAGAGGAGTTATTTAAACGTGCTAAAGAAACTACCTTGTCTCCTGCCGCTACTGTGCCTGACATTTGTAAGTCTGATGCATAAGCAGGGACCAATATCTCTGTGAATTTAGATAGATCTGCACGGTAAACCTGTGCGTTATCTGCTCCAAACCAAATGAATCTGCCATCAGCTTCAAGAGAATAAACTTCTCCCGCTGTATCAATCGCTGGCCCTAAGGTAACACCTGATGAGCTTTGGTCGATTAAAGCTAACCTGAAACCAACACTTGTAGCTACACCTATAAGACCTGCATAAGAAATAATTGCGTTAATGGTTTCGTTCCGAGGTAAGGAAGCAGCGATAGTTGGGGTACGCAATGTGCCATCGGCGTTGTTGACTCCTATGTAATAGAGAGCGCCTGTGTTGTCAGCGTTAGCTGCTGCGTAGATACCATTTGAAGCTGCTGTTACTGCAACCCATGTTGTTGATGAAAGCGAAAATGAAAAATCTAATGAAGATGAAACCTTTGCACCCGAAGCATCGAGTTCGTAAATCGAGTTAGCATCTGCACCGATCATACGACCAGCGACAACAGCGAGAATGTCTGGTGTTTCTGTTCCGTAAGCTGATGTCGTGCTGCTTCCGAGTGCGGCTGTGAGCGGTGTATTGGTGGTATCTCGCCCTATATAAACGGATGTCCCATCTGAGGTAATGCTGGTTACGTTGTTCGTGACACTGAATGTCGTCCAACTTGCTCCGCCAGTACTGCTGTAGAAAATAATTGAATCTGATACAAGATAAATATATTCAGTACCATCTGTGGCTACGAATCTTTTAACTATTAGATCTTCTGTACCTAATGTGTGGGATGAAGCTGCATCTTCTGTCGTCGGTAGCAAAGTCATCTGACCTTTAGTCCAAATGTCTATACCTTGCGATGAATAAAATCGGCGTCGATCTGAATCTTCTTTATCTACATACAGTTGGCCTGCCCCATAAGACCAATCTGTTTGTGATCTAACCCATGCACCTGTGGTGTCAAGAGTATTTTCTCCCGGCTCTTTACTGTTATCTCGTTGTTGACGAGCAACAGGAACTGTGGTGCGTCGATACATTTCTGTATCTATTGCGTAGGAAACACCATTCAGTTCTACGGGTAGAAGCTCAGAGTTGAATGCCACGTTATGACCTCTGTGGATACATGGCGTGTAAGCGTGCAGCCTCCGCAGCTATTCGGTTATCTCTACGTCCCCATAGATCTCGCATTGAAGCAGAGATAGCGCCGGGTGGTACTTCTTCGGCCCGACGTGAGCTTCCTTGTGCATCTATAAACTCTCGCCGTATGGGAGTACCAACCATCAATGAGATAGCAGCGCCAAGAGGAGGTAAATCATAGGCAGTAGTAGCCAATCCGGTTGATGCCTTTGTGCTTGCGGTCGATGTCAACAAAGTCAACGGAGATTTATAACTAATATTTAATTTCTTTCCGGGGAATGCTTGTTGATACAGAACCAACGCTAACCCACTAGCGAATGAGGTAGTGGCTCTATCACGTTTTAATTCCCACTTGCGGATATCCGGCTCTCGTGCCTCAACAACTACTGGATCAGTATAAGTAACAGAATAAATCGATTGAACTTCTTCACTTGTTAAACCTGTAAGGTCGTAGCCTTGTTTCGCAGCATTGTATGTAATGCTTTGCAAACTTTTCATTTGAAAGATCCCGCTATCGGGAGAAGTTAAATCACGAAGGTCATTATTGAGTGCGTCAAATATTCTGTAAGTAGGGAACTTAGGTGATATACGACAGATGTCACCAGCGGTGTGAGTTATTGCAGTAGATCCTCCATACCCACGAATGACGCTGACTGTTGAGCCAGCGACTGCGCTAACGTACATAGCTTCCATGCTTATTTCAATGATGACACCGGGTACTATCCCAGAATCACCTGCACCTGTAACTTCAATCGTTGTTTCCGAAGTGGTACCTATATTGGATGCTAAAAGAAGTAGCTCTTCTACATAACCAGACAAAAGCATGTCTCTTGTCTCATCAATCCAAGCCTGTGCAGTCATTATCCACTCCCAAGAACGTCGTTAAGGGCACGTTCTTTGCGTTTCTTTTCTGACTTCGGCCCTTGAAGAAGCGTCCCGGCTTTAATTTCGTGAGAGGTTGAGGCTTCTCGTTCCATTTTGGCAGAGCCATCAATGTTCTTCGGCTGAATACCTTCAGACCGGAGGCGTTTGTAGGCTGCCATATCCCTTTCTTTTTCTCTTTCTTTAACTTTACTCCCAGACCAATCGATCGCTTTTCCATCATGCATACCTCTTGTCGGTGTAGCTGACGCAGCGATATGTACTTCACCGAAGTATTTACGAAGAGTGCCTTTGCACGTATCGCAAACACCGTCATGTGGTTCATCGAATCCATGACGGATCTCATGTGACAACCCACAATCGAGGCATCGGTAAACATAGATTGGCATTACTCTGGTCCTACTCTGAACGAATATCCGGCTGCAACTAACACTGTTTCTTCTGACTCTGTTAAATCTCTCGGACTGTCATGCCCTCCATATATCCACCGTGTAACTGTTGCCCAGTCAGCAGGTAAATAATCTTGGACAGTTGTTCCGTTAATAATAAATATATTATCGCCCCGTGCTCCCGGTTGGAAATGTCGCATTAGTGCGTACCCGGCGGGGGTTGTGTCTTCCCGCCTCCCTATCGGCGGCACGATATTCGAAGTAGGTATTTCTACTAATCGATACATTGGGTCTGCGCCTATCACTGTTGTCGCCGCAATGGTATCTACAACTGCTGTGTAATTACCGCTCGGTGTTTCCGAAGGCATCGTTGTCGTAGCTGCAATGACTCCCGGCGTCGCATCGACAGTGATGTAGAGCGAGTGACCGGGGAATGTCGCCGCAGCCGCCACCGTAGCCGCTGTAACGGTCGCTGAGATGGTGGGTGAGGGGAGGGTAGCTGGGGTAGTAATGCCGCCGTGTACGACGATTGAGTTGGCAGTAACTGAAGGTACAATTACTACCGGACAGGCGACTGTAGACGGAGTAACCGTCGCCGGGACCGATACGCCTGCCGAGAACGTCGTCGTAACACCGATTGTGGCCGGTGTCGCAATCGCCGCAACAGTAAAACCAGTATCAACAGGCTGGGAATAGCCAACACCTGACTGGCTGTAATCCACCAAGACACGGTTATCGGGTACCGAGGTGTCACGTTCGTTGTAATCGAACCCGGTCTTGTTGTAGTCATAACCGCTTGAATAGCCTACGCCACCCGGACGTTTCGGTGTATAAACATATGCAAACGTAAGCGACAGATCCGCCGAACACGCAATAGTGCTGACGGATACAGTCGCATCACGTTTCGTATAAGGAAAGTTAGCTTCCCGATATTGGATGCCACTCTCGTTGTAATCGTAGCTGCCCGGATATTTCGGGGCGTAGTCGAACCCCGGCTCTTGATACTCAATCTCATCTTTGTTGTACGGATTGACGGCAGGGAGCGGCACCGAACAGCCTCATCTTTCTAGCTAGTAACCGATGCTGTTTCTGGATCTCCCACTTTTCTGGCAGCAACAGCCTTAGCAATAGCGATAAGCGCCGCAACTCCGGCGATCTTCAAGGAATCACCCCAGTCAGGTCCGGGTACAGCCATAGCTGCGGCCCATGCCTGAGCAAAGGTAGAGATTCCACGCTCTAATGAATCTTTAATAAAACGCTGGTTGAACAACTTCTTGTCTCCGTATCTGCATAGCAGCCCAAGTCTTTGGACCAACTACGCCATCTGCAACAAGCCCTTTAGCTCGCTGCCATTGTTTTACTTTGGCGAGTGTACCACGCCCGAATATTCCGTCGGCTAAAGCTCCTACTACTCGTTGAACATGAACAACTGCTTGGCTGCGTGAGCCTTTGCGGAGTGTTCCGGGGAATGGAACAAGTCCGTCCTCTGGTTCTTTAGGTAAAGTCATTGTTGGGACTGATGTAATCATGCGTCGATGAACCATTAAACGTAGTTCTGGCATAGAAAACGAGGGGTCAACTTTGCGTGAAGTCCATTCTTTGTGGCCTATCACCGCACAGTCGGGGTTCCAGTTGTGTCCGTCGCACAGAAAGGCGCACAAATCTACGAGTGCGTCCATCTGTGCCTCGGGCACATCTTCCCCTAACCCGTCATTAATAATTGAAACACCTATTAAACGAGAGTTAGCGCTGATCTTACCGGCGCTCGAAGCGTTACCCGTAACAGGATTATTCTGCTGCATTCGTGTCAACACTGACTGTAAGCCACGACCAGCGTGGTTAGCTTTCACATTCTCAGCCGTCAACTTGACAATGGTACCATCACGTTTTATGAGGTAGTTATATAAAGGTCCGGGTACCTTGTTCACTCCTCGAACACACATTGCGACCACGTTGTCGGGATCTGCGTTGCGGTTGGAAGCGGTGTGGTGGACAACTATGCCGAATGGTTTAAGTGGCCGACCAGCAGTAATTTTGCCGGGTGCGTCTACGATGTTCATTCTGGATCAGGAGCAGGGGATTTCTGGTCCCAGTCCTCAATCAGATCATCCCACCACCAAGTATTAGGTGGTTCGCCATAGCCATCTGGGTAAGGTTTGTCGGCAGGTGGACCCCACACATAGTCAGCATCTAACACCCAGCCATTATGTGGAGATGCAGGATAAAACAATCCAAGAGGATAACCGTCTGCTTCTGGAACAAACGTCGAACCAATAGATGCCCAATTTTTTCGGATGTTATGTGCGGTTTCGTACCACCCAGACCACCCTAAATCTACAGGAGTGCAGTCATCTTCAAATACGGCACGATTAACCACAATGTTGTTTTCGTCTACTTGTGCAAAAGTTCTCATCAGCTATCCATCCGTTAAGTAACGCACGATCAGCACACCAGCTTGGGAAGCTTGGTTGTGGTAACCTGCGCCTCGCCCATAAGCACTAGCAGGAGGACTTTGGTCACTATTGCCTCCATCGCCACCGCTACCATATACATTGCCATCTAACCACGTATAACCAGCGACACCTTCTACGCTGCTAGCCGTGTTCCCACCGCCACCACCGCCACCGCCACCTACGTTGTTATAAGAGTTGAAACTTCCCCAACCATTACCTGCCTGATGGGTACTCCAAGTACCTCCACCGGTACCGGTACCAGAACTGTAAGTTTGTTGGCCGTAGCCGGGACCGCCAGCGCAGTAGCCGTACCACACACCGCCTCCACCGCCTGCTCCACCTGCACGCTGGTAAGGAGTTGTCGTACCGGCGTTAGTTCCCGATCCGCCAGCAGAACAGGCAGCCCAACCGCCGTAACCACCGTAGCCTCCGCCACAGGCATAAAGATTCCAGCCAGCTATATTAATAATGGTGTCACCACCATTATCGGCAGATGACGTATCGCCAGCATCGCCAATAGTTAAAGAATATGTACCGGCTTCTACTTCGATTCCAGAACCAGCAAGAACGCCGCCGCCACCAGCACCGCCAGTGTTGCTGCCAGTTAGCGCT